GTTGAAGTTAGCTGCACTCTGGTTCAACCCAGAGACAGTTTGATTGGACAACGTAGCACCACTAGCAAAGGCTTGCCCCGCAGCTGCCAAGGTTTGACCACTACCAATGGTGGAGGCCTCTATGCTACTGCCACTAACACCAGCAGCTTCAGCAGCACTCATCACCTGAGCACGCCTCACCCTCTCTTCTCTCACTTGCTTACGAATAGCAGACTGTCTTTCGTTCTCTTGCTGAGCACTGCTAACTCGTCTAGACTCCTCTTGAGCATTCCTTGCACGTTTCTGTTCTCTAGAGGCGGACATGCCCCTCTCTACTTGATAGCCTCCAGCAATTGCTGTAGCTGCTATCATCAGTTCAAGTCCCATTTCATCACCTCATATTCTTCATAAGTGCCAAGACTCTCAGCACAAAACAATTTACAAAACTTAGGGTTGGGAGATATACTATACATCTCCTCATAGCCAAGTCCTTTAACCCAACTCTTGAGACAAGAGAACTCAATATATAACATCTTAAGAACTGAAGGAGCCCACCGCTTAACATCACAATGTACGTGCATCTCACCTTCAACATCTTCTGTATATATTATGTAGTCAGGCACTCCCCTCCAAATCTTCTTAGACACTACCATTAACCCCTATAGTCATGCTCCAACCCAAAAGTTTCATGTCCTTTTCCGGCTCAGAGTTGATAAGAAGACTAACTACACGTCCCCTTCCCCTTAACTTATTCTTAGTGACAATAGTAGTTGTACCATAGTCATAAGCATCGTCTGCCCCATCAGGAGTGTAATATCTCTTATACCTGTAGGCTTGAAACTCTCTTCCCCACTTACCATAAGAAGGGGAATTAGTCCAGTCCCATTGTGCTTGTACTAAGCAAGAAGACTCATTCACTACTGTGAAGTCATCTCCTGTATCAATGAAGCCATCCTCTGTACGTAACAAGTGAAAGTGAACGTAGGGCACTTGCTTATATCTAGCATTGTCCCCTGTCCCTATATAACCTGTCAGTAGGTGAGCCTTGGCATCCTCTGTCCCCCAATCCTTAAAGCTTGGGTTGTTGTAGGTGGAGAATGTTATAGAGGGGCTAGTAACGTCTTCACTATTAACTAAGGTGAGATAGGAGGTTGACCTCAGTCCCCCCTCAACCAACTCAGCCTCTGTCAATACAGAGTCTGTATCCGACACCACGAGATCTGCCCCAGAGAGAACCCTTAAGTTTGTCCTGACTAACCCAAAAGGGCTGGTTTGGATGGGAACCATTGGTATTTTAGAACTACCCACCCAAGTAGGAGAGGTAATGTCCCCCTCTATTATGGAGGGATAGAAGGCTCCTAACACTACATCGAAGACTAATTCTGTAGTTGGCAGGCTGTCATACGTATTATTGAACAACCACCTAACCTTCTTAGTATATCCGTCATAGATACCTTGACAGCGAGCCCTAGAGCTATCTGGGATGGCTTGGTAGTACGTTCGTATGTTAGTGCTAAGTTCTTCTGAGACATAGTCACCCACTCGAGTGGGCTTGATGTGGTAGATGGCATCATCTGACCAATACATCAACGTACTATCCATGAGGACAATAGAGGCTGGAGAGAGTGTACCATGCTCTGTTACTTTAGAGACACTCTGGTTGTTAGCATTAAATGTACCATTGTCACTACCCCCTACAAACCACACACCGTTCTCTGCAAACACCATAAGGCCTGAGCCAACGTTAACCATAGCTTGTATGTTGTAGGCTCCTGAGAGACGTACGAAGCCCCCATCAGTGTCTAGGACATCTGGGGTCTCTACGCTAGTAGGGTCTCCTCTTTGGTAGCAATATGCTATTTGAGAGTCGTGCTGCACTTGTTGGCTGTAGAAGATATAGGAAGCTAGGTTAGGAGACTGACTATCACCATCTGCCACTTCACTCGAGAAGCCACCATACCAAACCCTCCCTGCAAACTCAGTAACAACCTTGATACCACCACCTGTTCTGTCTGTAGGCAGTGTTACTGAAGGCACTTCAAACTCTACGTACTTAGTAGTTGCATCCGCATTGGCATTAATATACAGGCCAGTGTCTGGGTTGCAGCCCCTATCATACTCAGCTTGTCTAGACTGGCCCCTGTCAAGGAGATCAATTATGTAATGGCCTGAAGCTACCCTCGCTTTATCTGGTTCAAGCCTTCCTGCTGCTTCCTCATTAAATCTCTCCGAGTTGGCATCAGTCTGCGCAGTGTTAGGGTAGAGTGAGGTAACAATTGAGTCCGCGTTAGAAGGCAAGCCCCTTCTCACCCCTACATCATACAGAAAAGAGTTAACAGGGTCTGATTTAAGATTCCCTGTCCACTCAAGTCTAGGAGCTGCCCAGCCCTGATTACGTAAGTTGTACATGTGGTTGGGGAGGTCAGCCCCTATAACGTTTGGTCTGAAGTTTATGTATTCAGGAGAGAGTAGGTCTCTTGTCTCTTCATCATCACCACCCTCATCGAAGATGAAAGAGTCAGCTACACCAAATAAGTCTCTTGTCTTTAGAGCCTTATCTTCTATAGAGAAGGTGTCTGAGTCACGATCATAGCTCACCACCTTGATTGTACGAGCACCATAAGCAACTATCAACCTGCCGTCAATAGAGGCGAAGGTAGCTCTTGTAGGGGTGGTGTTTGTTGTGTCTAGTGGCAGGGCTTCTCTCACCCAAGAACTGGCCTTAAGTGTCTCATCAGACCTGTCTACAATATACAACTGGTCATGCACTTGGCAAAGTATAAAGGACTTATTTGAGATTCCCCCAACATTAGTCCACTCAAAAGCACTGACAACTATGTCCCCAATAGGGGAGGTTGTATAGGAGAGAGGGAATGGTGTTAAGCCTGCCTCATAGTCGAAGCCGGGGCGTCTCTCTCTACTCCCATCTTTCTTAAGTATAAAGTTAGCCTCATCAATGGAGGCATTCTCTGGAAACGTAAGAGGAGATGCCTCTGTAACCAGCCCTCCTACAAACGTGTTAAACTCACCCGTTTGATTGCTTCTTGGCATTTCTAATCACCTTGTCACTTGACTTCTGCTTGTCAATAGCTTTCATAGCATCTGCTTCAGTGGTGTACAAACCTGTAAGCACCATTGGGATAGAACCCTTGCCTATAGACTTAATACGTTTTAATCGGCAATTATTACCATCTGCATTAACTATGCTATAACCTAAATACTCTGTCATTACTTTCTACCTGTACGTCCATAATCAGGATATTGAATACCCCCGTTAACACGTCTAGCGTTACGTGCCAGCCATCTGTTCTGTCTACCAGCCTCTTGTTCAGCTTTCTCATCAGCCTTCTGTGCAAGACGTAGAGAAGCTTTAGACTTAGCCTCCTCCACTAATGCTGTGAATGCATTCTCTGGAAGGTCTGGGATGAAGTCGTCTGCTGATGACCAAGCTGGCATAACATAAGCCATAGCTTGTATCTTAGACTCTCGAAGCGTAGTATCCACATCACTATCGTAACTATCAAAGATAACATACTCATCATCAAAGCTAGTGTAGTAGGTGGGAGCTGTGTCGTTCTTAATCAACACCTCTATACCACCACCATCTGTCACCACTGTAACATCAGGAGCACTGCTGTCCGCTTGGTTAGTCTTGTGTAGGAAGTGGTCTGGTTGTAAATATTCTACACTACCATAGTCCTTCTTAGTAGCACCAATCTTCTCTTTATTATACTTAAGGAAGCACAGCTCCTTCACACCGTCCTGTATCTTCATGTGTGTGGGCTTAGCTGGATCCCCTAAACTACTTATCTGTATAGACCGTCTCAAGTGAGGCCAGTCCCTATTACTCATCATTGCATAGTAGGTTGATTTGAGTATTGATACCACTTGCTCAGACTCAACAGTGTCATCAATAGACTCTATCTCATCTGAATCGATATCACTCAAGATCTCTTGTACCATGTCTAAAAGCGTACGCTTCATTCTATTCCCCTAGAAAAACATTACACAAACCTCTCTACTCGGAGTGCTGCTGTAGGCGCATCGTTCCAAGCAAGGGTAGTAGCAGAGGCTGCGTATAAGCCCCCTGAATCATGACCAGCACTATCTCGCATAATCTCATAAGTGATCACTACACCAGCTGGAAGGTTTAGCCAAGCCTCATCTGTGAAGCTCTTATTATCATCTGCATTTGACAGAAGGTAAGCAATCGACCGACCAGCTTGAGTCCCACCCACGAGGACTCTGAGAAAGATGTGTGAGGTGCCTGACCCACCAGTCCTGCCTATCTCTGCGTTAACCTTCAACCGATAGAGGCCAGCAGTGTTTATTGTCAAGGCTCCACCAGCAGAGAGAGAGACATAGGCGTTAGACTGAGCTACTCCAAACTCAATTTGTAGTGGACTGTCTAGGCCAGATGGGAGTTGTGTAGATGCTGTGCTCGATGCATCAAGGAGTCTCTCAACAGTCATAGAAGCTACTTGATCTACTGGATCTGCCCAACCAGAGGCACCCCCTGTCGATGTTAGGACTTGTCCTGCTGTTGAGGTGGAGGCACCTTTAGGCTCATGGAGCTGTGCCTCTGGAATTTCTTTATGTTGGATATTTGCCATACATTTCCTCCGGGCAATAAAAAGGGGGAGAAGATTGCTCCCCTTCCCCCCTAGAGACTCACATAGCTTACACTACGTATAAGTATTTAACCACTGCTGTACCAGCTGTTGGGCCAGTGATAGTTAAATCACCTGCTGTAACAACTGTAGCATAGTTAGCCACTGCGCCATTAGCAGCAGAGATGTCTAGTGCACCCACTGTAGCTGCTGAGATGGAGCCTGTGAAGAAATCTACAATCTCTGTCACAATAGCACCAGCTGGAACTTTTGCTTTAAAGTCTAGAGCATCACCATCAAAGTTGACACTAATCTCTTTCTCTGCACCAGCTGAAGGAGCCTCACCGCCCTTAAAGCCACCCACTTGACGTTCACCATAATGATTAACTACCGTACCATCTACGTTAGAACCATCTGCCTTTCCAAAAGGACTTGTTTCAAAACCCATAGTATCTCTCCTTATGCAATCGCAGTTGCAGATGTAATAATGACACCAAGGGTATCAATACGTTGTACGCCTAAACCAAAACGAGAACTTACAACAAACTCATCTCGACGTAGATCTTTATTACGCTCACCCTCAACTCGTGGCTGACGTCTCCATGCACCCATAACAGGTTTAGTCTGGTCATCTAGGACACACATAGCAATGTTAGCTACAGCACCTGTTACAGCGTTAGTGCCATCTGAGAAGTCACCAGTAGGTAGACGGTTAGACAAGATGATGTCGAAGCCGTATAGCTGACCTACGAAACGCATACCAGAAGCCATACCACTACGCAAGATTGACTCTGCGAAAGGTGTTACGTCATTAGTAATAGTCACTAGGTTGTTAAGAGTTGCTTCAACCACTGGGTCAGCAATGAATACACGACCTTGCATTGGTACGTTAGCCTTATCGAAAGCTAGACGCATAGATACTAAGTGTGAAGTAGCGAAGATGTCGTTAGTCTCACCTGAACCGATACGGTGAGCAAAGCCATTGATTTCGTTTGCATTGGCATTAGTCTGACCTGCGTTAGCTGTAGCTAAGAAGCGAGTCTCAAAGTTCTCTTGTAGAGCACGAGTAGATTCAGCTGAACGAGCTGCCATAAGAGCATCTACGTTATAACCATCTTCACGCATGTCATCAGTAACGAACCAAGCATCACCAACATAATCAGTGATAGTAAGAGTTACACGACCAGTGTCGATTGGGTTGTAAGTGAAGGCCTCGTTCTCAGTACCTTCCTGAATAGTTACAGAACCAATGGTAGGGATGTTAATAGTATCGCCTGAACCAAAGTCTGCTACGTTACGATAGTATTGCTCACCTAGCAAACCATCGTGTAGGTTCATCAGGATGAAGTCTGAATAGATCTCCTGCTCAATAAAGGCAGTTGTGTTTGTCGTGAGTTGCAAAGTATATTCCCCTTAAGGATCAATTATGTTTCAACGTTATGTTTTTGGTAGACAGCGTCTCGCACTTTGTGCAAGTATGCTATCTGTTCTCTAGTGGAAGCTCCTCGTAAGAGAGATTTCTCTGGAGGTGCTAAGCCCTCTTCTTTCTGAAAGCCAGTAGGGATGTTCATGCTACCTGAAGTCATCTTAGGAGCAGGAGAGCCACTTGCTTGGTTGAAGAGTTGAAGAGCTGCTTGAGGGCTTGTCTGGGACAAACTCTGAAGAGCTTCTACAGTCATGCCTAATTCAGAAGCTTTAGAAGCAACAACCTCTTGGGTCTTGTCTCCATACTGTCCAAACAATGCATCACTAACTTGCTTCTCATTTGTCATAGCTGCTGATTGCTGCTGCTGTTGAGCTGAGAAGTTCTGAACGAGGTTTAATACCTCCTGCTCATTCATTCCACTAACTTGAGGGGTTGACTCAGGTTGGGCCTGCTGTGCAGTGAGCTTATCTACAACATCTTCCACTGCTGCTCTCTTATTTAACTCTTCTGTTAGTCTTGCAATTTCAGCAGCTTGTGTGTCAACTTCTGACTTTAGCTGTGGAATGTAAGACTGACTATGAGCTAATGCATCAAGTGCTTTAGGGACATCGTTATATTTCTGCTCTCCATTCTCATTCTTTATCATGCTTAACTGGTTGGTAAAAGCTGACTCTTGAGAAGGTTGTTGTGCAGGGGTTTCCTGCTGATTGGTAGTGCTATTAAATGCTGACTGGTCTGTCATGTATAACCTTTATGTTATGTTATTAATATAAATTATAATGTATATGCTGTATATTCTTAGTATACTACTATATACTAGAAATATTGAGTTTTTATTAGTTTTATTTTTCTAATAGACTAATTATTTCTTCTAGTGCTCTCCTATATCCAATGATGTCAGCTTGCTGATAGCACCAGTTGGGATTGTCATACTGAGCCTTGTTAGTAGTAAGGGCTGTCTCTATCTTCTCATTGCAGATGTCAGCCAGTCTTCCTCTAACCACTGTGGCAGACTTGAAAGCAGACTTAATGTCTGCCTCCAGTTGACTATCTACACCTTTAGTCCAAGTTGTCTTCATCACTCATCCATTGTAGGGGCTGTGTCCCTGACTAAAGCCTCTTCACCTGCTCGACCCACTAGAGAGGCAGTTTCCTGTTGCTCAAAGACAGCAATGTTAGGAGTGAAGATGGAATAGCCAGAGAGTCCTGTAATATCCTCTACGAAGTCTGTAAGAGCTTTAGTAGAAGTATGAGGCATGATCATCTGACCTAATGGAGAGTTGAATACAGTCATTACATTCTGCAAGTCCTGAGACTGCTTAGCGAAGTGTCTGGCCCCTACAGGCCTAACTACACCATTAGCTGTAATGTCCTCTCGAGTGACGCTTAGGAAGTCCTGTATGCCTAGTTCACTGTCTGTTATACGTATGATGTCAGTGATGTCTAGGTTACGTCTACTAACCTCTAGCATATCATTAAGCAGAGGCTCCAGAAGATTAACTTCAAAGTTAGTTACCCTAGTCTGGAAGATACGACCTGCTGCTGTAGCCAACTGCATCACCTCTCCCAAGGTTTTCTCTCCGGGTGTACGTATGCCAGCTGCTTCACGAGGAGCACCCGCATATAGCTCCATACGATCCTCTATGGCTGCCATCTCACTAGCTGCTGCCATAATACCATTTAGGTTCTTACCGAGCTCCTGTACATCACCATTCTCATCAATGCCAATCTCAACACCCGGCCCCCATACAAACTCTTCCACTTCACCTATCACCTTCAGTGGTGGATGAACTGTTAAGTCCATGGCATCAGCCTTGAGGTTTTCCAAGTGGTCTAAGCGATACTGAAGCCCTACAAGGTTGTCTAGTGGCCCCATAGCCCATAGGTTGTCTGGTCTGAATCTCCAGCCTACGTGACGTATATTAGCTCCTGTGAACCATGAGGGGATTGCTTCATTACGTACAGTGTAAGAACGATCTACAACAGTGATGATTCTGTCTGTCTGTAGCATACCTGTCTCTGAGTTATGGTAGTCCCCAAAGAACTCCAATATCTCTACATAGTCTGACATGTAATACTCATACATATTACCAAAGCCATCAGCTTGATATTGTACAGCCTTGTCAAAGTCTTCTATGCTATAGCCACCAGCTAAGCTCTGTAAGCCCTCTCTACGCTCAATAGCATCTGCCCAGAACCTCTGGTCAGGGTCTTGTGCTGCAAGCTTCTTAAGCTCTCCTATGGTCTTGATGCTTCTCACCACTTTGAAGCTGTCATCGAAGCTAGCTGCCACTGGATTGAATACAATGTCTAGGGGGCTGATACGGCCTGCTCTTGGGCCTACATAGTCAGGGATGATAGAACCATCAGCAGCTTCCTTGTAGCGTGCCTCAAAGTGTGACGTGACGAATGCATTACCTTTGTCAATATAATCATACAGACACTTCTCTATCTCTGTACGGAACTTACTCTCCCTCACCTTGTTAGACATATAGCCTTCAATGGCTTCTGACTTAGCCTTAAGATTATCCTCTCTGCTATACGCTTCCCACTTCACCCAGTTGTCATTGGGGAAGAGAGCTGATACGTAGTTAGAGAACAAGTTGTCTCTTATCTGGCATAGCTTAGGGATGGTTGTGGAGTTCTTCCACGGGAGCGTAGAGTTGGTTGTAGTGGTTGTGTCTGTAGCAAATACATAGGCATCTTGCTCCTTCCACTCCTCAATCTTATCCCTACGTTGTTGGTTAAACTTGTCCCACAGTTGGCTCACCCATGCAGCTTCTGCATCTTGCCCTGTGGCTTCTTGTATTTCAGCTACCTTGGTTGACATTGTTATTCCTCTTGTCATAATGTTCTTGGGCAATAGTTAACACTATCCACCCATCATAATACTGCATGTTCCTGAACCACAGCCCAGCTGAGATTAGGTAGGTTTTAGCTTCTGGGTATGTCTTAGGTCTCATCGGAATGCAATGCCTCCAAAACGACTAGAGGTGCTAGGACCACCTGATAGTAGCTCTTCTACACCACTCCTTCGTGATTGCTTAGGTGCTACAGCAATATCTACAGCAGATGCCAGAGAGTCCTTCAAGTCATCGTGAGGAGGACGTGCTAGGACAAGCTCTTCCTCTAGCTGCTGTGTCCAACCACCTTCACAATGCCATACCTCTAGGTTGTCGTAACGGTGCTCTAGAGAGGCTTTAATACGCTCCTCCTTACTACCCTCAGTCTTACCCGGTCTAAACTCATCAATAGGGAGAGACATGCCCTCCTTCTTCAAGTAGTCTTTAATGCTGTTGACGATAACTGTCTGAGCCACTGTCACTTCCGCTCTAAGCTTATTAAACCCCCAACGGGAGTGTAAGGCTGCTATGTGCTTGAAGTAGACGTGAGCCTTATCTGACTTAAACCTGTCTATGTCTAATACATATATGTTCTTATTACAGTCTATACCTATCACCACAATGGCAGTGTAGTCAGCCTCTTTAGATAAGCTGAATGCAAAATCTATTGCTGCATAGATGTTAAGCTTCTTCCCACCATACATCCACCTACTACCTTCTCGTGTGAGCTTACGTGGGTTGAAGTATTGGAACTTCTCCCTGCATATACGCTCAGAGCCGGGATCGTTAGGATCGTTATAATACTGGGAGTGGAACTGCACCCTGTCTATATACTCAGCCCTGATACGTGCTAGGGAACGCTGGTCAAAGCCAAAGGCCTTACCATCCTCTCGTACAGATCTAGGCCATGTAAATATCCCATCAACCTCCACCACATACTCTTGTATAGACCAAACCTTTACCTTGCCAATGAAATTACCCTCATCATCAAAGTCTTCACAAGCCTGATCCTTCCAAGTATCATAGATGTCCTTGGGGTGGTAGCGTGTCCCACACGCCATTGTAAACCCACCAGTGTTACGTATAGAGGTGAACTGAGAAGTCTTCTTAGAGACACTCTCACGTCCGTCCTCAGTGTAAGCATTCTCAGGAACAACAATATCATCTGCCACTACTATGTCAGCGTGCCAACCAGTTGTGTTGGTTGTCAAGCCTGCTGTAGCTATTGTAGCATCTCGTATTCCTTCCTGCTTACGCTTCACATGATCCACTGTCATCTTCATAGCAGACCACTTCTCACGCTTACCTTCCTGTGGGTTGATATACTCAGGGAAGTAGCGCATGTAAGTGGAAGAGCCCAGTATGTTCTGTACAGCATATAACTGTGTCTGGGCTAGTTCTGATGTTGCTGATAGGTAGAGCATGGTTACTTCTGGATGGCGTGTTATTATCCAAGCACACCATGTAGCAACCATGTGACTCTTTAAGTGGGCACGAGGTAGCATTATCAGCTTGTTACTTGTTGCCTCGTCACCCTGACCAAACAATGTATAGTCCTGCATCCAAGCATATATCTCTTGGTGTACAGAGCCATACATGTAGCCGGGGTTCACCAGCTTGGCGAAGAAGTAGAG